TAATAAACTACCTGCATTATTTAAAACATTGCATAATACAAATAAAACGACTAAGATTATAGCTCAAGAAGAAGGTGTTAGTAGACAAGCTATTGAAAGAAAGCTAAAGAAACTAATGCAAGTAGCTACTAAAGATTACATTGAGGATTACGCATGAACAATAAAGATATCTTAGATAATGCACCAGAGGGTGCGACACATTACATGGGAGAAGATTGTTTTTTCCCTTTTATAAAATTAATTAGTGGAGTATCTCACGCATATAATTTTAAAGTTTGTGAATGGTTAAAATTAGAGAAAATACCTTTATCTATAGATTCTCGCTCACTTGCAGATATTAAACACATAGTAGAGCTTGAGCAGGTAGAGCCAGCAATGGACAGGCTCATGGAAGAAAAACGTAAGCGCATTGCGGAGCTTGAGAGAATAGTTGAGTGTGTTGCTCACATTGGTGTTGATTTTGGATATGGGCAATATTCAATAGACCAAGAAACCATTGAAAAATCTAGGGAGTTAACCACTAAAGGCGGTGCAGAGTGAGTAATTTTAAACTGGTTTTAGGAACAAACGTTACTAGATACCTACTCGAAGGGCATAAAAAACTTAAAGGCGGTGAAGAGTGAGCTATGTAATGACAGAAACAACCTTAGACTTAACGATAACAATATCAAAACTTGAGTCAGATAAATTAGTTTTAAACAAACGAATTGCAGAGCTTGAGAACGCAATTGACAATGTGTTGATTAGCTCAACTAATATGGGCAGCTATTTTGAGGTTGGCATAATGCCTATTTTTGATTTACAAAAGCTACGAAGTGAATTTAAAGGCGGTGCAGACTAATGACATACAAAACATGCGACAGTTACACAGATACAGTATATGAAATTAAAAGACTGAATGAAGTTAATAAAAAACTCGCTATTGAGAAATTAGAACTCAAAGCACGTATTACAGCACTTGAAGATAAAGAAAAGCATTTGCCTAGAGTGATTTACAACACTGCGAGAATTGCATTTATTGAAGGTGCTTGTTGTCCTTATATGGATTTTCATAAAGCTGCGATTGATTTTGCAGAAAAGTTTGAAGGTGGTGCAGAGTGAGTACATTCGTAGGGAAAATAGATTGTCCTGCATGCAACAGGGAAAACTCCCTAAACATGTGGGAAGAGGATGGAGAGCGTACAGGGTATTGCTTCAAAGATGATTGTAAAACATACTACAGCACTAGGGCTTTATCAGAGTTACCAGAGAGTGACGTACCTTACGTAGAGAAAGAACCCCAAGATATTTCATGGGTGCAGGAGTTAAGGTCTAGGAACAACGAGGAGAGAGGGTTAACAGCCGCAGCATATAATCATTTTGGTGTAGTGCATGGACTCAGCAGACAAGATGGTAGAACAGTAACAGAAACATACTACCCCATGCTTGATGATACCAATGATACAACGGGCTACAAAGTACGCATACATAACCCCAAGGGATTCTACGCACTGGGTCGTGTACGTAATGCATTACCTTTCGGATGGTTGCAAGCACTGGAGATAGGGGGATATACACTCTACATAACAGAAGGGGAGGAAGACGCAGTAGCAGTGTACACAGCGTGGGTACGAGAGAAGAAGCAGAAGGTAGCTGTTATCTCCTTGAAACAGGGTAGTAGTAGTGTCATTAAAACATTACAACCCATACTTAAAGATATTATGGATAAGTGGAAGCAAGTCGTATTCCTACCAGATATGGATGATGCAGGGAGTACAGCAACAAAGGATATTAGAGCTATATTCCCAAGTGATTACACAGTGAAGATTGCTAAGTACACCGAGAAAGATAGCAATGAAATGGTGAAGAAAGGTAAGGCTAAGGAGTTAGTAACAAGCTGTTACAATGCTGGTACGCCTCTATCTGTTGGTGTATTATCACCTGACTATGATATGTTTGAAGAACTTAAGAAACCCCTTGAGTTTGGACTTAGCTACCCTTGGGAGAGTCTTACAAGGCACACAAGAGGGCAACGAACAGGGGAAGTCATCTATTGGGGCGCACCACCGAAGGGAGGTAAGACAACATTAGTTAATGAACTTGCAGGGTGGAACATACAGCATCACAATCAACGTGTTCTTATTGTCAGCCCTGAGTCACCACCTAAAGGTACGTTACGGAGGCTTTCAGGTAGCCTAGTTAATAGAGTGTTCCATGACCCCAATGTAACAGTTAACCCAGCAGATGTGGATAAAGCTCGTGAGATTATAGGAGATAAGCTGCATATCTTTGATAAATGGCAGACACCTAATTGGAAAGATACAAGACAATTGATTAAAGAGGAGGTGCTTACACAAGGGATAAAGACCGTATACATTGACCCCATTACAAACTTCAGCATAGGGATGAGTGGTAGTGAAAGGAATGACTTCTTAATCACAATGACTAGGGAATTATCAGAAGATGCCGCGAATTACGGATACACAGCACATGTATTCTGCCACTTCAACAAAGCTCCGAAGGGTGATAAGCAATGGACACAAGGGAGGATACCAACGAGTGATGACTTCGCAGGTAGTGGAGCTATGGCACAGGCTTGTCACATGGCTATTGGATTGCAGATATGGAAACTTACAGAAGATGAGAATAAAGATTACTTAAATTCTCAAAGGGTGCTACACTTACTAGAAGATAGAGAGTTTGGAATAGTCGAAGCTATACCTCTTCAATGGCACAGTTCACAAGGTAAACTAAAGGAAGTACAACATGAATAACACATTAGGTATTGAGTACGCATACACAAGGATACATAAGCTAGAAGTAGAAGCATTGGCTTATAAGGATAAGATTACAGAGCTTGAGGAAGCATTAAAAACAGTAGCTCAAACTAGATGCGTTTCGTATGAGGATTTAGCAATACGCGACCTTGAGCAACAAAGAAAAGGGATTGAAGATTTATTTAATAGCATCGAACCCCAGATTTCTATGGGCGAAAGAAAGTTATGGTCATTGCAATCACATAACGTAGATTGTTATTTAGATAATCTCCGTAAGCAATCCAAAGGCGGGGCAGAATGATTGAAGTATTGGACTTAACTAAACATTCGGGTTTTATCAATAAGATAATTAGAGGTTGGAAGATACCTGAGCAAGAACAAGAGGATGCTTATCAAGATTTCTGTGTGTACTTCTACTCTTATGCGAAGTACGATAGAGCTAAGGGTAAACCCACAACATTCATAGCTCATGTATTCAAGAATTTCTTATACGATAAGAACTACAAGATAGATAAACAACGTGCATTACAAGAAGCCATACACATAGAAGAACGTGATGCAGACTTCCTAGATAGAGAGCTAGGGTGTGATGCTTCGGATATGGAGATTGGGATTTACATTGAGCAGTTGTTAGAAGGTTTGGATGATGTTACGATTAGCCTCCTTATGGGGGAGAGTAGCGCAGAGCAAGCAAGGACAGAAGGTGTTAGTAGGCAACACGTAAACAAACGACACTTAGAGATAATGAGTAAAATAAGAGGTAAGTAGTATGAAAATCTCAACAGATTTTATAAATAAAATATTAGAGAAGGGGATGGAAGGAAACAAACTAAGTTACAGTGTATTCAAAACTAGTGAAGAATATTATTTAATTCCGATAGAGGGTAATTATCACACACAAGTAGAATTTAAAATAAAAGGGCCATGTGTATTAGAATGGCAAAGAGTATATATGGAGGATGGTCACCCTTTGGGGGAGAATATATTGAATCAGTATATAAGCTCTGAAGCTACCGTAGACCTATGTGAAAAAGTATTTAACATTGAGTGATTTATGAACCCCATAGTAATCATGCTAACTGTTTGGACGGAGAATGTATGAAACTAATTGTAGATATAGAAGCTTCAGGACTTTACCATGAAGCCGATGAGATTCACTGCGCTGTGTTTAAGTGTGATGATACCAATCAAGTTTGGAGACTACGCAAGAAAGAAAGTATTATTAAGATGTTTGAGAAATGCACCTTTCTCATCATGCACAACGGTATTGGCTATGACTTACCATTGATGAAGAAACTATGGGGGTACGAGTACAAAGGTAAAGTACTGGATACATTGCTTATGTCCAGAGAGATATTTAAGAACATCCCTGTACCCGCACAGATGAAAGAAGACTACAAAGAACACAGCAAGAAGCTAACAGGGCCACACAGCCTCGCGGCTTGGGGATATAGGTTAGGTAGGGGTAAGGTAGAACATGAGGACTGGAGTGTGTTTACGGACGCTATGATGCACAGATGCGTAGAGGATGTAGAGATTACACACATGCTGTACAAGCACATCGTAGAGAACTGGAAGAAAGATGTATTCCCTGCTCGTAGTGCTTGGTTGTTAATGGACTTTATGAAGTGCATAGATAGACAAGAAAAGCATGGTTGGAAATTAGATATTGCAAGATGTGAGCGCAGTGTTCTACAGCTATCTAAATGGGTACGATGGATTGACAATGTTATGTACCAGCACTTACCTATCCTCCCGACAATAAAAGAAGATAGAGTGGATGCGGCTGGTAACTCAGAGGGCTTTCAGAATCCATTCACTAAGACAGGTAAGCTTGCATTACGCCTACAAAAGTGGATAGATAAGGAAGAAATACCTCTTACAGAAGAAGAGATAGGTGGTAGTTTCTGTAGAGTTACATTCCGTAAGGTGAATCTGAACAGTGACAAGGAGACAAAGGAGTGGTTACTTAACATAGGTTGGCAACCAGAAGAATACAATCACAGTAAAACGGAGGTAGATAAAGATGGAAATCCTGAACGTACTTCGCCAAAGCTTAATGCAGATGATGCTTTTATTGGTGTCGATGGTAAGGTCGGCAGGCTCGTATGTAAGAGAGTTCAATGTAGACATAGACAGTCTAATATACAGGGCTGGATTGATAGGGTGCGGGATGATGGTAGGCTTGAGTCTCGTATTAGTGGCTTTGCTGATACATACCGTGTACGTCATGCTAACATAGCTAATGTTCCTAATGTTAATAGCTTCTACGGTAATAACATGCGTAAGTGTTTCATCTGTGAAGATGATAAGATATTAGTTAGTGCTGATGCTGCGGCTTGTCAGGATAGAATGATTATCTCAAGGGCTAGGGATGCAGGTATCAAGGATGCAGTATTCGAGGACATGGTATTAAATGGGGATAAGGCTAAGGGTACGGATAGCCACAGTAGAGCTAGGGATGAGATTAACATCTTATTCGCGGAGATGGGTATAGCTGCTATTAACAGAGCTAGTGCTAAGAACTTCTCTTATGCTTATAAGTTTGGTGGTGGTGCTAAGAAATTGGGCTTCATGGCAGGTGAGAAGAACGAAGCTAAAGCTATTAAGATAGGTAAGGCTATTAAGACAGCATTCGATACAGTATTCCAAGCACAGATACAGCTAGGGGAACACATTAAGAAGGAGTGGATAAAGAGCGCACGTATGAAGACCGTTAAGTACAAATGGAATGGCAAGGAGCAAGAGAAGCAGGAGTTCTATAACGGTAAGGTACAGGGATTAGATGCAAGAAAGATACTGATACGTACAGAGAAGGACATACTTGTGTACACAGTACAGAGTGATGAAGCCATAACCATGCAATACGCCACTGTATTAGCAAATAGAAAGCTTGACTCTAAATATAAAGAAGGTGTACAATGGAAACAAGTGGGGTTCTTCCATGATGAATTCACATTTGAAGTTGAGCCAGAGATAGCAGAAGATGCTAAGATTATGTTAGAAGATAGTATAGCAGAAGCAGGGGCTTACTTTAAGCTTAACCTCCCACAGATTGGAGAGGGTGAGATAGGTAGGAACTGGCAAGAGATTCATTAACTAGGAGGAAGTATGATTACTAAGGATGATGTTGATACGGGTGAATTTAGCCATGATGATGTCTACGAGTTGCTAGATAGAGCAGCAGAGCTCGAGAAGGAACGTGATGATTTATACGCTTATAAGATATTAAGTATAGAGTTGTGTAATCGTAAGGGTTATTCAAATCTTGTAGAACTACTAAACAATTTTAAGGGGAAAAACAATGAGTATTAATGATTTAGGAATGCAACATCTTATGGATTTACTAGAGGCTCACAGAGTGGAAGTAGAAGATAAAGATGAGCGTATATCAAAACTTCAAGATTTAGTAATAATGATTCTTGATTCGGAAAGTGCGGACTTAAGTGTAATCCCATACTTACACCCAGTATGGTTAAAGAAGGCTAAGGAAATAAGCAAGGAGATAACATGAGCGCACCAATATACATAGTGATACCAGAGGCAGGTAATTTAGGAGCAACACAATACGTACTGCCAAAGGAGATTCTTAGGCTTGTACAACATGATGAAATTTGCAGTGTAATGTTTCACGAGAACGGCAAAGTATATAAAATAAATACTTTGTTGACAGCATCGGAGATACATGAGATGCTACAGGAGATAACTGAAATGAGTATGTATTCTTTTATGAGTGATTTACTAGGGGATGATGGAGGGGATAGCTCAGAGAGGCAGGGATATGAGTAGGTTTAAAGTTGGTGATATAGTACGAATCGCTGAGAGTTCTTGTTTCCACGGGAAAAACTATTATAATCCTGCGGATGAGGATGGAATTGTGATTAATTCAAACTACGCAGTGGATTATAAATATAGAGTGGATTGGGGAGGAAAAACAAATCGTTACCGAGGTGAAGACTTAGACTTAGTAGAGAATAAAAAGGAGCAAGAAATGGAAAAGAAATATAAGATAACAACAGAGTTGAGCTTACAAGAAGTGACAGATTTAAAGCGCGCTCTATTACATGCTTCTGGATTTGTTAAACTCCACGAGGAGTTAAGTATTATATACAAAGAAGCTCAAAGAAAAGTTGTAAAGGTAGGTGATAAAGAGTACTATGAAGACGAACTATCCGCAGCATTAGCAAACATTAACGCAATAGAGGAATAACAATGCCACATTTAAACGCAACCATCGAAGCAATCGCCATTAAGCCACTAGCACAGCCAGACAACTACGGTAATACATTCCGAGTTGGTATGAAGTTTGGGGAAGACTGGTACAGCTACGGTACAATCAAGAAAGACCAATTAGATGTTAAAGTAGGTAATGACTGGGTTACAGTTACTAAGGGGATGGAAGTAGAGTTCATGTATAAAGTGAATGGTGACTTCAAGAATGTAGAGAAGAAGTCTTTCACTGTAACTAATCAAGAAGGTGGTGTAGCTACTAGACAGGATACACAGCAAGCACCACAGCAAAGTGCAAACAATGCACAGTCCAAAGGGAGCTTTGTTAACCCTGCTGAAGTTGGTCAATGCTTGAACTTAGCAGTGGAGTGCTTAGGCTTTAGCTCTGCTGATTGCACGAACCCAGACAAGGTAGTAGAAGCAATTCAGTGGTACAAGAGAACAAGACAGTTATTCAGCACCTTATACCCAACTGTAGACTTAGAAGAGGAGTTACCTAAGCCGAAGGAGAAACCTACATCTAAAGCTCCTAAGAAGGAACCTGCAATCTTTAATGATATGCCAGAAGATAGCTACGATGATGATGATATTTAAATGACCTGCCCCTTCGGGGGCTACACTTAGGAGTTAATATGAAAGCAAGCGAAATGATATGCTTATTGGCAAAGCAAATACAATTGAATGGGGATAGGGGAGTTAGTATCTACGTGGATTGTTTCAACACCGAAATTGGTAACAATGCAGAACTCTGTGCGTTACCTAAGAGTGTTACATGGGATGCACAACAAAGAACAATAGAAATTTACGGAGAGTAGCTAAAGCTACAAAGGAGAGTGATATGACAACACCAACATGGTTCAGTGCTGTAGCTGATAAAGACTTAGCAGAAGCGGAGTTGAAAGAGCGCATGGAGTACGAGGAGATTAAGCTACAGATGCTACAAATGGATATAGCTAATACGAAGTTACGTATGCAACTACTGCAAGCACAGATAGAGTAGTGCGAGTCCTGCAAGAGAGTTTGGTCAATGTGCTTACGGGGGCGTTAGTTAATTACCCCTTGAGTATGTTCTTCTTGTGGTTGTTTATGGAGAAACTTGAGATGCAAGATGTATTCTGGATAGCAACATATAGCACCTTGTGTATGACTATTATAGCATTCATTAGGGTTTATTGGATTAGGAGTTATTATGAAAGACGAAACCGTACCAAATAATGACACCATGCTTATTATTGATGGGGACTTAATCCTCTATCAGAAAGGATTTAAACATGAGAAGACAGAAGAGTGGTGGGTAGTAGAAGCTGATGTGGATAAGTGGATAGCGGGGTTCTTCAAGAAGTTCGGCACTTACAACTACATCATATACCTCACTGGGGAGGGTAACTTCAGAGAAACCAGTGCAGTAACACATAAGTACAAAGGTAATAGAACTAAAGATAAACCACGTTGGCATGCAGATATTAAGCAGTACCTCATACACATGCACCGTACTAAGTTGGTAGAAGGTATGGAAGCAGATGATGCTATAGCAATGCACTTAACACGCAACCCTAATAGTATTCACATAGGTATTGATAAGGACTTATTCCAAGTAGAAGGTTGGCATTACAGATACGCTACACATAATGCTGCGGAGATACCACTACGATACATATCTAATGCAGGCTTCTTGGAGTTACAAGTGGGGGCTAAGAAGAAGAAGTTAGTAGGTGGTGGATACCCTTGGTTTTATGCTCAGATGCTAATGGGCGATAAGACTGATAATATCGTTGGTCCTAAAGGTTACGGGGATGTGACAGCGTATAACGTCCTAGATGGAGCTGTAACAGCACGTGAGTACTACGAAAGAGTACAGCAATGCTATGAGGAGGCTTTTGAAGAACATGAGCTTAGACTGCGGGAGAATGCCAATTTACTATGGATGGTACGAGGTTATGATGATAAGGGAGAGTTAATTATGTGGGAGATACCTGAATGCCTAGAACCGTAGAGAAGACCAGAGCAGGGGAGACATGGAGTGAGTCGAGATACTTCTCATTCATACGTAGTGCCTTACGTAGAAGCTTTATGAAATACCCTGTGAAGTATCAAGTGAAAGAAGCTGCATCAAGACCTTATGTTGGCAGTGATAAGAGGAGGAAGAAAGAGTATAAGTGTGCAGTTTGTGATAGTTGGTGTGCTGATAAGGATGTAGCTGTAGACCATATTACACCATGCGGTTCACTGAAGACATTTGAAGACCTACCAAAGTTTGTGGCAACACTCTTCTGTGAGAAAGAGAATTTACAAATAATTTGTAACACTTGTCACCAGATTAAAACGAATGAAGAGAGGGTAAAGAGATGAGTTTTGACATAGTAATAGCACCTGTTATAGACTGGAGGGGACTCCATTACAAGGCTTACATACGCACTGAGAGGGAGAGGATGTTCAGAGCTATTTCCTTTGAGTATAAGGAGTTAAGACTATGGAATAGAGCTGAGGGTGGTAAAGTGTTCTCTAAGATAGGTGAGATACAGGAAGCCATAATCGTAGAGTACGGTACGCGTGTTAGTATAGCAGAGTGGGAGGGCATAAGATGAGTTGGAAAAAGAAAGCAATAGAAATGATGGTGAGTAGTGATGTTAGCTGGAGAGAGATTGCTAAGATTGTAGGTAAGCCTAAGTCAACTGTAAGCGATTACCTGCGTAAGTTCAAAACAGATGCTACGTACATGGAAGAAGTGGAAGAGAACAAACCCAAGATACTCTTATATGACTTAGAGACTTCTCTGATTAAGAGTTACCATTGGGGTTTATGGCAACAGAACATCAGTATTGGAGCCATTATAGAAGATTGGTACATCATTTGTTGGAGTGCTAAGTGGTTAGGTACAGATACAATGATTAATAGCAGCGTACACACAGCTAAAGGTATCCCATACACAAGGACTCGGGACAACGAGTTCGCTGTAGTACACGCACTATGGAAGCTTGTGGATGAAGCAGACATTCTCATAGCGTACAATGGTAAGAAGTTCGATAGAAAGAAGATGAATGCTAAGTTCTTGGAGTACCAATTACCAGAACCCGCACCATACAAAGTGATTGACCCCATGCTTATCTGTAAAGGGAACTTCGCCTTAACAAGTAACAAGATGGACTTTGTATCTAAGTACGTATCAAGTAATGAAGAAGGTAAGCTTAGCACTAACTTGCAGTTGTGGATTGATGCAATGAATGATGATACCGATGCACTAGATGAGATGCAAGCTTACTGTGATGAGGATATTAACGTACTAGAGCGTGTGTACTTAGCTGTTAGGCACTGGGATAAGAATGCACCAAACTTAGCTTTACACTACGATGATAATAAAGTACGATGTAATTCTTGTGGCAGTGACCACCTAATACCAATACCGAATAGAACCTTTAATACTAATCTCTCTAAGTTTAATATTGTTCGATGTGGTAACTGTCAGAAAGTACTACGCACTAGAACAAGTACACTGAGTAAAGAGAAGAAACAATCACTGTTAATGAATGCTTAAAACCAAACAACTTTACATGAACTTTTAGTTCAAAACCAAAGGAATAATATATGAATATTTTAAAAGGAATCGTATTAGGGTTACTTGTTGCTAAAGTGGTACTTTGCGGAGTAGACGGGAATGATTCAGCAATGCTAGGATGGGCATTGGCTACAGTATATTATTGTTTCTTAAACTATCCTTTATCTAAGTCAACATCGGGAGAATAATATGATTATTGAAAAGAAATTAATTATAAGAAGAGTCAGTAATGAGTTCGCTTGCATGGGATGTGTACAGGAGGTAGATGATTCAAGAGTGCCCCATCTGGAGCTTGGTTGGGTAGAGGCTACGGATTGGGTTACAAGGGAGCATGTAAGACAAGCCGCACCAGAACAAGAGATTAAGAACTTCTGTATCTCACAAACAAACATGTACGTACTGAAGAACTACCCTGAGTATCACTTAATACAAGAGGAAACATTTCTATGAAAAATTTAGCATTAGCAATAGCACCAACATTTATCGTATGGCTTGTAACACTACTCACTACAGGTACATCATTAACAGCTTACCCACTGTTCTTATTATACTGTGTGAGTTATTTGTTTATTAAAGAAGTAAAGTATGAGGTAGGTAAGTAATGGAATTTGCATACACAGTGGAGCAATGGTTTGAAAGGGATAACCTCTGGTATCCCGCATACAGACAGGGTAAAGGCGATTTATTTAACACCCTAGGGGGATGTAAGTCCTATATAACTAGAGAAAATTACCGAGAGAGGTGGGAAACAAAACCATTGAATAAATTTAGAATTAAAACATACCGTTTAGAACTTGAAAGTCAAGA